ATTGAAGTTCCAAGTTGGTCAAGAGCTTGTTTATGTTGTAAGTATTCTCGTGTGGTATTCCTAAGATCATTCTGAGCCTTGGTAAGTTGAGTTGATAATTCTTGTATTTTTCTTGTAATTTCTGCAAGTTTTTGTTCAACTTGTGAGCTGTCGAATGAAAATGAACCAAGATTGATTCTGTCTGCCATTATTATTTATGGATCTTTATAAACTCACCCTCACTCTGTCCGTTTGGTTTATACTTCAAAGAGTTAAGTAAGTAGTAAGCTGACTCTTGAGAAAAGTAAACAAGAGATTGTAAGCTTATATTTGCGATATCAAGTGGTGTAAGTGCCAATGATATTGTATGTATTATTGCGTTATTTGCAATCTTTTCGAATTGGTTGTAATATTTCGGAGTTAATTCTCGATAAGTGGTGTCAATACTATCGACGAAAGGATAACTTGTTGATGAGGTGTATATTTGAAAAGTTGGACTTCCAATCTTAACCGACTGGTCAACTTGTTTGCTCTTTATAAAGTAATATCGATCGCTCAACTCTTTATACTCAATCTTGATTTTAGTCGCCCCAGTGTCGTCTTTTTCTTCTTTTACGTCTTGTTGCCAAATAGGATAAACATTCGACTCACTCAACCCAGTCATTATGGTGGTCAAAGAATTGTCGTTAGTATAAATCTTGCTTGTAACAAGATCCTTGCTTTCTTCAAGATTTTCATTCAGTACTGTTATAGCTCCGTCGTTATACTTAGCGTTACTGTCGTTGTATTTATGCTTGAATAGGTTTTTTTGAGCATAGTCACCAAGCTCATACTCTTCACTTGTTCTCTTTATATACTTACTTGACCAGTCAACAACTTGAGAGTTATTTAGACGCTCATTCAAAGTCAAAAAATAAATGTTCTTTGTTTCATTATTGATGAATGGAGTCAAAGCGAAACGCCATAAGATTTCTTTGAAAAAATCAGTAACTGAGAACTTTGTAAGCTCCTCACTGAAACTGATTTGTGACTTTGAAACTTGTTCTATTTTCAATTTGATGCTATGGACTTCAATATGATCTAAACCCCAACTCGACAAATTAGAATCTCTCAGATAGTATCGAAAACCAACTCTTTCGCCAGCCTTTAACGGTATGTCAAACGAGCCAGTGTTTGGCGTTCCTAAATGTTGAGCAACTATATAGGCACTCGATGAGGTTTCAGCGTAAAATGAATCAAGCTTCAAGACAAGGTTTTGAGTGTCTTTTCTTCGTGGGTCGGTTTGATCCGTCGGATGTTCATAGTTGTATTCGTCCCAACCGATAAAGCCCTCATTTGTAAAGCGATAAGTACCACTTTCCGCAACTGTAAAATAAAATTCATCAAGCTTTGTCGCTCCTGCGTTAGGAACTGTAATAACTGGGAGAGGTACTTGAATAAACCAATCGTCCCAGTTATCAGTCATGTAATCTTTTCTTGAAGTTTGATTAACAGTCGCGATTAAGACTGGTTCAATTTCTTGTTGATCGTCACTCTGTATTGCTGGACTTTTTGGATAAGTCATGTAAAGCCTTTGAAAATCTTCAGAATCGAATATGCTTCCAGTGAAAGTATATCCAAAAGTCGAGAATATCTTTGACCATAACCAACTCACTTTTGCACTTGGTGTCAAGTAATCAGCATTCAAATAATCAACATTCTGTCTTGTTATTTTGCTTAATCCGTTATAATCAGCAATAACATACAAGTAAGGCTTACTCAAGTCGAAAGATGATAATACTGCATCAATGTTTTTCTCGTGGTCTAATTCTTTCAACTCGACTTCTTCACCTATATTCTTATTCGCGATCGATGCGAAAAAGTCAAGTATTCCATTCTCAATGTTTACTTCATAAGCTTCATTAGTTGTACTGTTTACGCGCAACCAACCGTCACTTATAAGAGTTACTCCATCAACAACCAACTTGGCTGAGGTCTTCTTGTATGGTATATTACTAATCGCACCAGTAAGCCCAAGAGACTTAAATATCTCAGTATTTCGCTTTGTCTTTTGAAGCTTGAATGATGTCGTATAAGAAGCGTTAACAGACTCAACTGAAGCAAGATCATGTACTTGAATACTGTACTCAAAGTCCTTATTGTCATTTACATCAAAATCAACTTTTTGACCATTTACATATAATTCAGTCATTTAAATTAAGGTAGTTGGTGTGAAAGTATTATGTCTCTTGTAACTTACTGTTACGTCATATACTTTCTTCACTGGGTTACTTGTCAAAGAATTTCCGTCAAGAATTATTCTCTCCCAGTTATTGTCACCTACAAGTTGATATACTTCAGTAGATGTAATAAGATCTTGTATTATTCCGATATATTCAGCTTTAACAACACTTTCAACTGTTTGCTCTTCGTTGATTTCTTGACCCATGTCAGTAACCTGCTCACCGCTTATTGTTGGTGTAACATAATACCCTATATTATCAGTCTTTAGCTTGGTTGAAGTCCTTTCAAAATTCCAGTAAGAATAACCCCCAAGCGAATTAAGAAACTTCAAGTAAACACCATCAACATAACGTGTTGTTTGTAACTCTATTTGAATGTTGTGGGTTGAGTCGTAATAACTGTTATTTACAATAATTGGAAGCTTACGAACAACTATATCATTATTCATAAAGTACAATGCAACTGGTCTATCTTTCCAAACTGGCAACTTAGTTGAGTTGGTTAACGTCTTACCAGTTGGTGAGGTTTGATTTATTAAGTTTCCTAACTTACCACCCCTGACAAACTTCTTTGTGAATGATTGCTCAGTTGTTGTGTTATCTGTTTTAGTTTCTTTGATAGTAATACTTAACTCGTTTACTGTATTTTCATTAGTTTCAGTTGAATAGTCTGCATTTGCTGAGGTTAATGGTAACATTACGCGAACCATTGAAGCAAGGTTAACCAAAACTTTTCCGTAAATGTCAGAATACAGCTTATATGTAACACTTGAAGTACCATTATAGGATAAAATAACCTCAATGTATTTGTTATTTATGAGGTCGGAAACCTCTATATATAAAGGATTGTTTGTATAATATCCGTTCAGCTCTAAGCCTTTTATTATCATTATAGTTTGATTGATTTCATTTGTTCAATAAGTCGCTCAGAGATTCTCTTATTGATTATTTTCATCACTTCTTGAGTGATGTATTGAGTTACTTCTTGGGATTCCAGTATATCAATTAACTTATCTGTCATTTGCTGGTGTCTGTCTGTCCCCTCTTTCTTTATCTTGTTTGTGATTGCAAAGGCGACTGTCAAAGCTTTATCACCCGAGTAGCCGAGCTTTGTTTGCACCCATTTCTCAATCTGTTTCACTGGTGGTTGTTTACCTTTTCGCCTACCATTTACCGCGAACTCGGAATAGTCAACACCCCATATTTGAAGCTCAGTTGATGAGGTTGCTTTTGCTTCTAAACTTTCTCTAAATTCACCAGTATTCTTCACCCCTTTAGCGTCAAATATTGGTAAAAGAATATTTGTAACAAGTTGATTACCTATTTCAATAACCTCGTTAACTTCAACTAAATCTTTAATCATTATATATTTAATTTTTGTAAAGAAATTTGCACTCTGAAGCCTATGTAATTGTTGTCGAGAAAGTTATCAGAAACGGCAAAAACATTCCATCTTGTTAACTTATATTTACCGTCAAAAGTGTTGCATAAGTCCAGCATTGCATTGTTACCAGTGCCGTCACCACGTAAGCACTCAAGAAGTCTCTCAAGTTGAAATGATCTGCTCTCGTCAACTGGGTGTCCTTTTATTTCGTTATAGTTATTCTCGTCCAAATAAGACGGTAACAAAAAGTAAAGTTCAAAGTTATCAGTTGAAGTGTTACTTGAAGTGACTAAACCAAACTGGTTATAACTCAATCCACCCTCGTAAAGAAGTTGCCCCTGCCAAATTAACATAACTTGCACAGCGTCTGTATTATCAACCTGCACTGTGTTGATCTTGTTGATAAATAATGGGGCTGAAAATTCCCAGTTGAAACCGCATTTATTTTGTGTATCCCAGCTTTCAACTTGCTGGCTTAATTCTGTTATATACATATTTTATAAATAGTCTTGATGAGGTTACTTGACCGTATTTCTTTTTGAAATAATCTCATTAACTTTCTTTTCAATATCATTCGAGATCATGTTATAACTAAGAAGCCAAAACACTTCTTCATAAGGTAACTCACCGTACTTTTTAGCTAAAAAATAATCACCCTTTGAAAGGTTCATCAATGTCACCATCTCGCCAAGGTTATTCAACCGCATAACACCAGCTTGTAAGAGTGTCGGGTCTGGTGATGATGACAAGTGTTCAGTTTCAAGCTCAAGTAACTGGGTTAACTGGTCATTTATCCAGTAAAAAGTTGAAAGAATAACACTGTCATTTATGTTGTTGTACTGCTTATCTGTAATCTTGAAATCATTCTTTTGAACAATCAAAAAGACAATACTTCTTACCTTTTTCATTAAATCTTTATCACTTTCAAATGATGAGGTTTGAAGTTCGTTTATACTTTCAATTAATGTTTCTTTAATAAACAGATAAGGTAAACTCATTAGTTCTTTGAGTTCGTAACCAAGAAGCTTGTTGTTACGTTCAATTAATTCATTTGCATCAATTATATTCATTTCTATTTAAGTGATTTAAAACGTTTTGCAGTACCTGAGACACCTTTTAATTGATAGTATATAGCATAGCGACACGCATCAATTATGTGGTTATACTTGTCTATCGGAACTGATTTATTTTCTTTACTCAGCCATGAGTAGTTATTAAGTTCTTTTATCAAATTGGTAGAACTTGGGTCGATTATCAACTCATAATCCTGCATCATGCTTATACCTGCCGTAATTGACCCAGCACCCTTAATAGCAGGGATAATATTATTACCAAGTATCTGTAACTCGCTGATAAGTCGAGGTTCAGCGTTATCTGCGATTATCAACTCTTTACCAGCAAGTGAGTTGTTGAGTTCAAAGATTTGTCCAGTGCTGAGATTTGGTTTGTACAGCAATTCTTTTAAATAAATCTTCATTAACTTTCGATCAATCCCAACTTTAACAAGTGTTGTCGGGTCGATTGAGAAACCGAAATCTTGTCCGTAAATAGTGTTTAAAGACTCGTCAAAGTCACCTAACGACCAGTTTGTAAACACAACCCCCTCAGCCTTTGCAAGCCACCCTCCGAGTATTGTATGTTCGTATTTTGCAGGGTTCTTTAATTTTAATAATTCTGCACTTTGAATGAAAGAGGGATCAAGATTCTTGATGTTATCTAGGTAAGTTGTGTGTATGTAATTAACATTTTCTTTCTCTCCGTTAAAGCCCTCGTTAACCCCATTCTGAACAAAAAACCTCTCATATATCCAATGCTCGCGAGTTGTCGGATTTAACATTAAAATCACCTTATTAACCACCCCTAATTGACGTACACTCAGATCAATTCGATCAAAAACAACTTCGTCAGTTAGTTCTTCAGCTTCATCAATTATCACCAAGGAAACACCAGCAATTGACTTAAGGTTTGCCGTATTATCACTTGATGAGGTTTGAATCCCACGAAAATAAATAACGGAGTTGGTAAGTGTACAAGTGATCTCTGTCTTTGTTACTTCAAAGAACTGACTAACACCTAACAACTCAAGCTTTTGTACAAATTCTGGAATGATACTTATATGAGCTGAAGTAAGAGTTTTTCTCAAAAAAAGTATATTACGAGTCTCTACCAGCATTATTATACAAATGAGTGAAGTGACAGAGAAACTCTTACCCGAGCCCCTACCACCCGTTGCGATATGGTAACGAGCATCTGAAGTTATAAGGGATTGATATTTGCGATTAATCTCGATATTACTCTTCGTCTTCATCAGAATTATCACCACTATTAACAAAGGTGATGAGGTTACTTATTTTCAGAGTTTCACCCCCAGTTGTGATGTCTGTATTTTGGGCAACTCGATCTGTCCAGCCGTAGTTAGATTTCAAGTTGAGTATCGCGAGTGGTAATTTTAATTTATCTTCGTTACTGGCTGTATAACAGTTCGTCTCAAGATTATCTTTAATCACCTTATAAGCGTCTTTTAATGCAGGAAACCTCTTTGTAAGACTTATCATTACGTCGTAACTTATCCCAAATTGTCGAGTAATTTGCTTGATGAAAGTGTAGCTATTATCTTGTGACATTTCTATCATTTGTACAAATAAGTCACTTGCATCATCTATCGAATACAACTCAGCATTCAAGTTACCTAGCATACTTTTCGAGATCTTTTGCCTCGTTTCTTCAGTGTGTTTTTTGCCTTGTCGACCGTTGTCTCGTTTTTTCTTTTCCATTTTTGAAGTATTTTTTTGGAAAGGATTGTCAACTATTTGAAAGAAAATAGTTGTAATAATAAATAGTATAGG